AGTATGTAGGCATACCTAGTCTGTGGATGAGATTTTTCCTATGTAACTTACAATGCAATGGCTTTGGACAAAAAGACCCAACAGACCCTAGCACATATGAACTACCATATGAAACAATAGATATTACAAATATAGACAATGTATTTGATTTGCCTGTGTTTGAAAAAGGTTGTGATAGCAGTTATACTTGGAGTAAGAAGTATAAACATTTAATTACTGATAAGACTGTAGAAGAGGCCGTAGACGAACTTACAGCACTTCTACCGCATGGTAAGTTTATACACCCAGTTACACAACAACCAGTACACATGGTATTTACAGGTGGCGAGCCAATGCTTAAGAACACACAACCAGGCATGATGCAAGTTATAGACGAGTTCAAACGTAGAGATAACATGCCAATGAACGTAACTGTGGAAACTAACGGCACTAAACCTATCACAGATGAATTTGCTAATTGGGTACATTGTAATTACTCAGGTTGGGTTGGAAGAGAATGGTATTGGTCAATCAGTCCTAAACTATGGTCAACAGCAGGTGAACAATCTAAGAAAGCAATCAAGCCTGAAGTAGTAGGTAGATATGCTGAAGTTAGTCCTGTAGGTCAACTAAAGTATGTTGTCAATGGTACAGACGAGAGTTGGCGTGAAGTAGAAGAATATACTAAACTGTTCAGAGAAGCAGGATGTAATTATCCCGTATGGATTATGGGAGTAGGTGGAACATATGAAGGCTTAGTACAAACAGAAGCAACAATTGCAGACGAAGCCATTAGACGAGGGTACTTTTATACAAGTAGAGTACACGTTCATATATATGGTAACGCAATAGGCAAATGAGAATCATTAATTTCTTGTAAATCAATGGATTACATGATAAATAGTGATGTATAAAGGAAAACAGCAATGAATCATCTATTAGAAGCATTAATTAAAAAACTTGAAGGCGAAATTGCAATGGCAAAAGCCAACATTCAAGTATACATTGATAACCCTGCAGGTATCGGAGAGCATCCTGATGTTGTCCAAGCAGTTGAATCACAGATTGAAGCAATCGCAAACGCAGAGGAGAAGATAGATACAATTCAAAAACATTATAGATAAAACAATATGGCATATTCAGATAAAGTAGTACAACGGTTCGAGGACGTTTTAAAAAATCCCGAAAAACACGCAGTAGGAAGATTCGATCCAAATGATGCAGATGTAGCAACTGGAATGACAGGTGCACCCGCATGTGGAGACGTAATGAAACTGCAACTCAAGTTAGATAAAGACGAAAGAATTGTTGATGTCAAATTCAAAACATACGGCTGTGGATCCGCAATAGCAAGTTCAACTATGTTCGTTGAAATGCTAATGGGTAAGACAGTAGAAGAAGCACAACAAATCAAAGACAGAGACATAGCAACCGCACTAGAACTCCCCGCAATTAAATTGCATTGTAGTGTATTAGCCGAAGCAAGTATTAAAGATGCCCTTAAAAACTGGGACGAAAAACGAGAAGAATTTATTGGAAGTAGTGATAGCATGATTGGACATAACAATCCACCGTCTGGATTACTTCAAATAGAGGAACCTACTACTACAGTAGAAATTTAATACAACACATATTTAATTATAAATATACAAACTAAAAGGAAGAATGGCTAAAGCAAGTAGAAGAAAAATAAACAAGTCGTTAATTAACGGTACAGGTAAAAAATGCACATCAACAGGTGTTGGTGGAAGGGGTCGCAGAGTAAAGATTGCGATGAGTACAATGAATAAGGCAAAGAAACGTTCAATGTCTATTAATAGAGGTCAAGGATAATGCCAGTTAAATTTAAACCATCACAAAAAACAGTACAAAGAGGTACTAAAGTAACAACTACAACTCACTACTATATTAAAAATACTCCTAAGCAAGAACTTATTGATTATATTAATAGTAGTAATGGTAGACCTAAAATCAAGCAAAAATGCAGAAATGAACTTGATCGCAGAGGTGTAAAGTTAGTTTGGGAAAAAAAGTCTACAGATTCTATAATTTAAGTTGACATCTTATATCGTCGGTGATATAATTGTTGCATCTTTTGACATAGAGGAGACTGAAGCAATGGAAACATTACACCTGACGGGAATTCCCAGCCGAGTACAGGACATTTAGAATAAAAAATATGGGCCGAACAATACTAAACAATATATGAGAAAATAATGAAGGATCGAAAGGTCCTTCCTTTTTGGGTATAAAAGATGTTGACATTGATTTTGAGAGGAAGTATAATAGTTACATGAGTGCTAATGATGGATATTACTTAATGCTAGATGCAAAGCAACTATGGCTTGCAGATAATCCTAGCAAAACAGACAGAGACTTTTTCAGAATAGGTGTAGACGTACAAGACGAATACACAGAAAAAGCAGGTGGCAAAAAGATTAAGTATCTTGGTGCCGGTGCTTGGTTGTGGGAGAGAAATGTACAATAAACGCATAGCATTCTTAATGTCATATCAACATCTTATTCCCCATGGGGGCATAGGACAATTTGCTTTAAGTTTCGTAAAGCAGATGAAGGATAATAATATCAAAGTTGATATCATTACAGACAAATTTGACAAGCATACAGAGTTTACTAAGACTTTGCAGAACGACGGTGCTAGATTTATCTACACAGACAATCCTTTGTCTTATTCTAAACATCAAGGTATCTTCATGTATGGCGATAGTTACTGTTTAGAACGTATGATTAACTTTAGGAACTCAGTGATCAAAGCCTTAGAGTCTAATCTGTATGATTCTATTGTTTGTAATACTTACGAAACTTCACGTTTAATGTCTGAGATCGGATTAGAAGATTGTATTCAGATTATCAACTACACACATTTAGAAAGTCAGTTATTTGAGAATACAAAGAATCCTTTCTTAGACAACGTGAATCATTCTATGAGATTGCAAAGACAAATCTCTAACACAACTATTGGTACGCAAAGTGAGTTCAACACTCAGGTACTAGGTAGTTCAGAACTTAACGCAGTACATCTACCTATACCATTACCCGAACCTAGTCTATTAGAAGAACATCACAAAGAAAGAACAGGTGTACTTTATATCGGTAGATGGGAAGAAGGAAAAGGTCCTGAAGACTTTTTGAAAGTTATTGAACAGACTAAACTGCCTGCTAAAGTTATGACTAACGCAAATGGTGCTAAGAAGTTTGAGGCACGATTAAAAGAGTTAGGCGTAGACTATGAAATTAAGTCAGGTATTATAGGACAAGAAAAGGTTAACTTTATTACTGGTGCAAGGATAGCATTCAATCCAAGTACTGTTGAGAGTTATGGTATTGCATTTTTAGAACAACATATTCAATTGCCTACTGTAGCATACGAAGGAAAACGTTGGCTAAAGAATTTCGATGATAAGTATTATTATGTAGGAGACAAAAGTAACGTAGCAGATATTATCTCCGTGCTTTATGAAGAATATCCTACAGCAGAGTCTTATTATAAGTTAGGTGCATTGGCTCATTATAATGCACAAGAACAACTGATTGCTCAAAAGTGGATAAACTGTTTTAACAGTTTTGTTAGCAAAAAGTCTAATAATTCGACTGCAGGTATATTACAGCATACCACAACAAGTCACGCAGATTACATTAGTAGTCTGAACAGAAGTACAATATGTATTGATGATGTACGAAGTGTATTGACTAATAGGCATAAGTTCATAGTATGTTACACAGATACTGACACTTGGTTGACAACTGATCCATATTTTCAACCACCTGAAACTGTATCAAGTACACAATCAGCACAATTATTTGAAGGATTATAATGGGCGAATGGTTTACAAAATTCTGGAAGAAGCCAGAACCAATAGAGATTAAAAAAGAAACAGTCGTTATAGACATGATGAAGGATGACGTAGATCCTGATGAAGTAACGATTGAGAACGCATACAAAACTAGATGGATATGGTATCACACAATATTAGCCATAGGCATCTTTCTTACTAACGTATTGCTAATTGCAATACTAACTATACTGGCGATAAAATTATGAAAAAAGTATTAATAACAGGATGTTCGGGCTATATAGGTTCTCATTTAATTAACAAATTAAAAGACGATTATGATGTATGGGGATTAGATTTGTTTCCTCCTAAAGCAGAGATTAAAGAGAGCCAGTTTATACAGCATGACATCAATCATCCTTTTGGAGAGTTTCCAGAAGAATTTGATACAGTCATTCATCTAGCGGCTAGAGTCAGAGTTAACGAAAGTAAACAAGTACCTATTCAATACTACATCACTAACCTTAATGGTACGATGAACGTATTGGCTAAGATTAAAACAAAGAACTTTATATTCTCATCCACAGGTGTTGCTGAGTATTGTAATGATCCATATGGTACGTCTAAAAAAGCGGCAGAAGATGTCGTAATTGAGTATTGTACTGAACACAACAAACAAGATTTTACTATTTTTAGGTTTTATAATGTAGCAGGGGTAGACGGTCATGGTCCGACTAACCCAGATGGACTAATGGCAAACTTATTACAAGCACCACAAAAAGGACATTTTACAATTTTTGGTGACGACTATGATACACCCGACGGTACATGCGTGAGAGATTATATTCACGTGAATGAAGTCTGTGAGGGTATTAAATCAGCAATTGAAAAACCAGCAAACAAAGTTGAATGTTTAGGACACGGAAAAGGTTACAGTGTTAAAGAAATGGTTGAAACATTTAAACAAGTTAATAATATAGACTTTAAAGTCGTACACTCAACACGCAGACAAGGTGACCTACCCGAAACTGTTTTAAAAGAAAAATCTGAGTATATGAAGGAACTTTATACTTTAGAAGAATTACTTAAAGTAGTACAGGATTAGTGCATCAACAAGTAGGTACCTAAAACATCAGCACGATTGGCTGAATCGTCTCCGTCTCCCGGCTTGACAATAACGTTATAAATCCCTCTTTTAAATGATCTATCACCGTCTGCTACTCCGCCGCCTACTCCGCCTCCACCATATGGTGTCTTCATCATTTCATCATAAGTGATAATTGATTTAGGATCGATAGAATATTTGGCAGCCATACGTTCTTTAAACGTTTCAAAATCTTTTTGATCGTTCCACTGCCATTCACCATCAGGACCTTTTACTAATCTGTTTCCGTCTTTTTTAAGTAGATCACTAAACAAGTCTTTTGGTACTACAGTTGAATGTTTTTCTATACCGAAATCTACACGTTTTTGTTCTGCTTTTCTAGCACCCATTGAGAAGTTAATCATAAAGTTAGGTGGTCTATTTTGAGTAGCACCCGATACATCTGCTCGTTTAGTATATGCATAGAAGTCTACTGTTGGGTGTGTAGCGGCTAGTTTGTATGCTAAGTCTAAGTATTCATCAGAAAAAAAGTCTCCTGCATCATGCCAACGTACAGTAACTTTATGTTTTTCTTGTTTAGCATCACCTTTACGTTTTTGTTCATCAATTTCTGCATTTAATTGATCAAAGAAACCACTTGGATCATTATACAGATAGTTTAAAATTCTTGTTTGACTAAGTGATACTGGAGCCCATTGTACATAACCGCCTTTTAATGCATAGCAGAATGTCTTACATTCGCCTGCTCCCGGGCATGTATTAATAATTACAAACTCTTTCTTTTCTTCATCATAGCCTAATCCTGTTAAAGCAGGAAGACCGATGTTGTAGAAAATACTAGTTGTACCGTCACTATGTTGCATCTTTTCGTTTTGCTTAAGTAACGTTTTGGGTCTTTCAGTAATGTCTGCGGCCAACTTATCTAAATCAAATCGTTTTCCTTCTGGATCTACAATCGGAATATAATTCTTAACGTTTGATCTATGCACATAAGGCAACTTGTACTTGTCAGTTTTCTTCTTATCTTTTGACAGAACTCTGTCTAAGTAATCGTTTAATTCTTTATCTTTAATGACTCTTGTAGGTGCATCGATTGCTTCATCGACATCATCTTTAACTTTTTTTCCAGTCTGACCGCCCAGTTGTTTGATGTGTCTAAGTTCTCTAGCCCACTCACCTTCGTCTGATTTGTTATGATCTCTGGAGTCTGTCTTAGGGGGAGTTGCTTTTAGCATTCTATCTGCTAAATCTTTTTCTGTAGATTTGCTGTAAGGTACTGCTGGTTTTTTACCATCTTTACCTAGTTCTTCAAACATAGTGTCATCAGTTTCTAATTCTTCTTCTCTACCTGTAACGACTTCATCTTCTCTAGGACCAAATCCAATTCTTACTGGATTACCTTCAGCATCAACGTGACCTGTACCTAAACATTGTCTACATGTAACAACTTCGGCATCGTCTTCAGTTTCATCAACTACTGTACCGTCTCCATCACATTGATTACATTGATATACTTTAGCAACTTCTATTCTAGTGCTACCATCAGCACGTGGTTGCCATTTATATTCGTTTAATTCGTCTTCTTCTAATTCACCGGGCTTAGATCCAAAGTAAGAATCCATTTCCTGATCAATTGTTGGTAATTTATTATCAGAGATATTTTCGTCTACTTCTCTATTTGGAACTTCAACACCCTCGTCACGTAAAAATTCGGGTAAAGTTTCTACCTCGAATTTATCGACCATTGCTTCTAATGTTTCTTCGGCGTGAGCGGCAAATCTTGCGTTGCCTTTGACGAAATCTGACGTTTCTCCAGGATTAGATTCGGGTAAATGAGGCTTGACATCACTCTCATTTTCCTGTATCATATCTAGTATGTTTCGTATATCACTCATAGGTTTATTTATCCATCACTTTATAAGAGTATTTATCAATGTTTACAGATAATAATATTAAACGCATAGGTTTCGCCTGCAAATGGTCTGAGATCAATGACAAAGATCAACTAGTTTCTACTGAGGGACTCAATACAGGTGGCACTACACTAACGTGGTTGCGTAATAACCCTGACAAAGCAGAAGACAAGATGTGGGAAGTCATGGAACGCAACTTGACTAATACATACAATCTTGTATCTAAAGTTGCTACTCTTCCCCTATCACTACGTATGGTACGTCTAACTAGTGATATGATGACTGGTTACACACATCCGGAGTTCTCATATTTTTACAAACGTGCTGATGTTATCAATCGCATGGAGCAACTATGTGCGCCGATCGGTGAAGTTGCACGTGCAAACAATGTTAGACTATCATTTCATCCAGGTCAATTTACTGTCCTTGCTTCAGAAACTGACAGTATTGTCGATAATAGTATAGAGGAGTTTGAATATCATGTGGATATGGCAAGGGCAATGGGTTACGGTAAGCAATTTCAGGACTTCAAAATCAACGTACACATCTCAGGACGTAGAGGTCCCCAAGGTATCATTGATATCTTACCTAGACTCTCTCCCGAGGCCCGCAACACAATCACAATCGAAAACGATGAAATGTCATGGGGACTTGACGCAAGCCTCGAACTCGCCGATCATCTTGCACTCGTACTGGACATACACCATCACTGGGTCAAAGAGGGAGAATATATTCTACCAACAGATGATAGATGTAAACGTATAATTGATTCTTGGCGAGGTGTTCGTCCTGTCATTCACTATTCAGTATCACGTGAGGATTATCTTACAGGACACAACCTTGATCAAATGCCCGATCTGAATACTCTACTAGAGTCAGGGCACAAGAAACAAAAACTTAGGGCACATTCTGACTACTACTGGAACAATGCTGTTAATGATTGGGCCATCGAACATCTATCATGGGCTGATATGATGTGCGAGTCTAAAGCAAAAAATCTTGCGTCCTTCCAATTACATGATAAGTATATAGAGAGGACTTAAATGTTAGACAAGATTAAAAACATGTTCGGTAAAAAGCCCGAACCCAAAAAGAAAAAATCAGCACCGAAACTTAGTGAAAAAGAAAAAGCAACTAGAGCCGGGGAGCCTTGGGTATCTATTTTAAATGTAGATGTCAATCCTGATGATATAAACAACGGTGCTTTTGAAATGGATTGGAATGATAAGTTTGTATTGAATCTTATTAAGGCAGGTTACAAAGAAAAAGAAGACGATACAGATGAAATGATTGTAGACAGATGGTTTCAACAAGTTTGTCGCAATATTGCACTAGAAGTATATGAGCAAGATCAAGCAGATCCTTACAATAGAAAAGATAAAGATCCTATTACCGGTGCTGACATGAGAGTTGTCAGCAGTAAAGACATAGGTGACGGAAGGTCGGAGGTAAGTTAATGGAAAGGATAGTGTTTTGTAAAAAATATCAAGAGGAACTTCCTGCAATGTCATTTCCACCTTTACCTGGACAAGCCGGTATAGACTTAATGGAAACTGTATCTCAAAAAGCCTTTGATGCATGGAAACTGCATCAAACTACACTAATCAATGAACGTAGACTAGACTTGTCTATTGCTGAGAATAGAACATTCCTTATTGAAGAAATGCATAAATTTTTCGATAACAAAGAAGTTGCTCAAGCAGAAGGTTTTGTAGATCCAAACAAAACATTGGACAATGCAGTTCAGTCATATCAACCTCCTTTATCCGATAATAAATAGTCTACATGACTAAGCATAACCTAGATCAAGGGTTTATCCCCTATAAAGATGACATAATTAAATGCATTAAGACGGAACTAGATAATCCCCATGGACCTAGTTTTTCAGGAAGTATGCACACTTCAATATTGTTGGGAGCCGATGCATATAAAGAGTATTTTGAAATTCACGGCTATAACTTTTCAATACAATCATACATAGGGCCCGGTAGAAATTGGGTAGGTGATGATAGATATAATGAAGCAATTCGTATTATAGGCGATTATATATGGGAAAAAGCACAAGATGCCGGCAAAAACAAATTTGTTTTAAAATGTGCATCAGAAGGTTATACCTTTTTAGATTTAAAAATTTGGTCTGATGTATTTGAATACATTAATCATGGATACTTAGTAGGTGATGATAAACCAGACATAGTAACTATGAACCATTTTGCAATGATTTGGGCATGTGCTCCTCATACAAAAAACTATCGATATATGATAGAACACAACAAAAAATATAAATTAATGTTGCATATGGCTCAGATATGTACTAACGGATTAGAAGATACACTTAATAGTCAATGGTCTAGGGCCAATAAAGAAGAACAAAAAACATTAAGAAAATTAAACAGTAAACCAAAAATTAAACCCTATAAATTTTTGTTTTACAACAACCATCCTAAAATAAACAGAATTTATTTTGTAGGTCAAATAATTAGACGAAATTTACATGACAAAGGAATGATGTCATTAAACATAACTGAAGATCAGTGGTGGAATTGTATTGAACAATATGCTGATCCTGACAATGATTTTATTCAAGCCTTTTTCCCTGAAACAGGGCCAGACGTGTTTCAAGCATTGATTAATAACAAAGATTTGACCTTACAATTAAAAGGTTTAGGAAGCAGAGATTACCAAGGCACCAATCAATTTGATTTAAATAATTTTCATATGGACCAAGATCAATGGATATCTTTAGGTGAAGATACTATTGAACATGTAAATAAATGTTATTTTGCTATTATTACCGAAACAAAATACTTACAAGATGTAACTAATAAAACTCATCCAAACTTGTATAGTTCCGGCTGGAAGGTGCAGAGGCCAACCGCTATCTACGAAGAAAAGGAAGTAATTGACCATGAGTATGAATTTCCATGTACTATAGATACTAACTTTATAGATTGTATTACATTTACTGAAAAAACATATAAATTTATTATGGCAAAAATTCCTTTTATTTTGTGTGGCATGCCCGGTGCGTTAGCAGTATTAAGAGAAACAGGATACAAGACCTTTTCGCCATGGATTAATGAAGCATATGACTTGATCGAAAATGACGAAGATAGAGCAGTTGCAATTGCTGATGAAATCGAAAGGCTATGTTCTATGAATGATGAGTGGTGGTTAGACGCCCAAAAAGAACTTATCCCTAGACTGGAATACAACTTTCAACATCTTATTGCATCTAATGGAAGGTGTCAACAAACCTTCAGATTTGCAATCGGCGCTCACACCGAAGATTAATTTACCCAATTTACCCATAAAGGCTTGCAATATACGTATATTTTGCGTATAATAGCATATTATTAAATGATAAATAAGAGACTCATATGAAATATGCCCTTATAGATACGGCAAACACGTTTTTTCGTGCCCGTCATGTCGCAAGTCGGAATTCAAATACTTGGGAAAAGATAGGTATGGCACTGCATCTACAGTTAGCATCTGCTAATCAGGCAGTGCGTAGGTTTGGTATTGACCATGTTGTATTTTGTTTAGAGGGTCGTTCATGGCGTAAAGAGTTTTACACACCTTACAAAGCAAATCGTAAGGTAGCGGCACAGTCATTGACTGAAGCGGAACAAGAAGAAAATGAAATGTTTTGGGAGACTTATGAAACATTTACAACGTATCTCAAGGACAAGACTAACTGTAGTGTCTTACGAGATCCCAATGCTGAGGCTGACGATTTGATTGCTCGTTTCATTGCATTACATCCTGATGATGAACATGTCATTATATCTAGTGACTCAGATTATGTTCAACTTATCGCAGAGAATGTACATCAATACAATGGCGTGTCTAATCAGTTTATCTGCTTAGATGGTTACTTTGATGACAAAAATCGTCCAATCAAAGATAAGAAAACAGGTGAACCCAAGTTACTTGAAGACCCTGCTTATCTACTCTTTGAAAAATGTATGCGTGGCGACACTACTGATAATGTGTTTAGTGCATATCCAGGTGTACGTAAGAAGGGTACAAAGAACAAAACAGGTTTGCTAGAAGCATATGCAGATAAAGACAAGGGTGGATTCAACTGGAATAACATCATGTTACAACGTTGGACTGATCATAATGAAGTCGAACATAGAGTACGTGATGATTATGAACGCAATCGTGTGTTGATCGATTTGACAGCACAACCCGAGGTTATTAGAAATCAAGTTGATACTACTATCAAAAATGGCGTAAATGAAAAGAAAGAAGTCCCTCAAGTAGGTGTACACTTTATGCGTTTTTGTGGTAAGTATGAACTTAACAGAATCAGTGATCAAGCAGATAGTTATTCTAAATGGTTGAACGCACCATATTCAGGGAAACTAGTAGATGGTTAAAACTGAAAATAAAATTTACGTTTACGAACTTAATGGAGAAAAAATGATATTAGATGTAGAATTGACTGCAAAGCCCGTCAAAGATGATGAGTTTTGGATTTTAAAAGACGGCGAAAGAAAAGTCGGTAATGTTTGTGCAAACAATGTAGGAACATTTAACGTTACTTTACAAGACGAAGTATTTGAATTTGAGTCTATCAAAAAGATTCAAAAGAATACCAAAATTAAGTTTGTGGCACCCAAAGAATCTAAGAAACAAACAGAGACACCTTACCCAGAGTATCCTACTACAGCAAGGACATATAACTCTGTGTATGATGTAAAAAGAGGTCTTCATGTTTTTACAAAAACAAAAAAATCAAAATGTTTTCATGCCGCAGGTTATTTTGTAGTCGAACATAATGGCATCGAACAAGTAATATTTTGTCCAAAATATATCTTTATTCAAAGATATCCCTATCAAGGACCATTTAAAACACGTGAAGAAGCAAAAAATCTGATAAATATATAAGCATATTATGTTACGCATAAAAGATTTTGTGAACACGGTATCATTGGGAGAAACGAAAAGGAAAACTACTATTGTACTTCCAATCGAACAAGCCAAAGGTTTACGTGATGAATTAGTTATGTTGTTAGCAGATTTGCATGAATTAAAAAAGGAAAAGGATAGTGAAGAAACAATTAGTGTACAAGTTAAAGGCGGCTCTTTCAAGTGAGTAGAAGCCAACCCCATGTCATATTGGAGTATGTCGATAAAGAAACATACAAATGCGATCAAATTATCGAAGCATCAGGTATTTGGGCTGTATACTATGATGATCAGCCCATTAACCTAAAATCCTCACATTATCTAAATGACGATGCGGCCCCAAAGTATAAGAAAACTAGTTTCTCTAATCCGGGACATGCAAGAAATCTGTGCCGTAAATTGAATTCTCAATTTAAAACAGATAAATTCACAGTAGTATTTTTAAACTCCGGACGTATTGTTTATCCGGATGATCTTTCCTAAATCCAAAGAAGAAATAACTAAAGCAGTTCTTAAAGAAATACCTGAAGGTGTTGTGCCTTCCAATATGCCTATAGGAGACATTGTATTTAAAATATGGTTAACAGGTAGGGGAGGACAAGGCTTAAGACTAAGTGAAGAAGGACTTAGATTATTTGATTTAGCAAAACTTGAATACTATGATTTTGAGTTGGGACTTAATCCTAAAACAATGCACAAAAGAAGAATTATTGCTCCGGAAGCATTTATACAAGAAATTATAAAAAAGATTAAATGTCCATATTATCTCGGAGTCCATAAGTTAAGAGATAAAAAAGGTGAACCTTTTATCAGAGTGTATGATCATAAGACAGCCATGATGATTACATTACATGGTAATTTAAGAGAATATTTAGAGTCTGTATGACACTTTATGACACTTTCAATTTACATACAGCCCTTATTTCTTCCGTGGTATGACACTTTATGACACTTGCTACGAAAAGTATCATAATTAACAATTAGGTATAAATAGAGTTGTAGGAGGGTCCTACATAGTAGTATTTTTTGCACAATCCTAAAATCCTTTTTTAGGGTGCCTAAAATCTACATCCTTTGCAATACACACACGGAGACAACATTGAAGAAATTCTTAAGCATTAAGCAACACTGTTCGTTTGATGGAGAAAAACTAGGGGAAGTAATGTTATTTGTAACAACGACTTGGATCATGGTTCACTCAATCGGACAAATTGGTATTTAAAATCCAATAGCAGTTCCTCAAAGAAAAGACTCAGAAAAACAAAAATGCCCATTTCGCAAGATTTGGGCATTTTTCTATTGACTTCGGGCAATATTTTATGTATACTGTATAAACACTTGACACATATAGGTACACAAAATGACATTTTTTAAACATATTACACTCATTCCTTTACTAGCAATCATCACTGCATGTGGTGGCGGTGGAGGCGGTGGTGACACTGCAGGAGCAATCATCGGTGGTACAATCAGTGGTGGCGGTAGTAGCGGTGGCAACAATTCTAGCGCCTCTGTATCAATGACTGCAAGTAAAACAAGCATTGTAAAAGGTGACAGTGTAACAATCACTTGGTCTAGTTCAAATGCATCCTCGTGTACAGCATCTGGTTATTGGTCAGGTAGCAAGTCATTAAGTGGCAGTGAGAACTTCACAATGGATAGTTATGGTGACTATACGTTCTCTCTTAACTGCTCAGGTGGTACTGCAAGTGTAGATGTTACTGTTAATGACGAAGATAGTGAAGGTACGTGTACTAACCCGCACAATGCAAAAATCAAAGAAGAATATCTAGGTGACTTTGATATACCTATGCCACAGAATTCATTTGGAGAAGGACATCTTAAAGCAATCGGTTTTAAAGATTATGGTGTTCAATGGATATACGAAAACTTAAAAAACAAAACTAACTTAGTAGAAAATTGCACATCAGCACAGTATATCAAGTTAATGTATAGAACAACATTACGCCGACTCAAAGAACATGGTGTAGAGACTGCATGGGTCTATAACTTTGGTTACTGGAACGATCACACAGAAGAAACATGGACTATCAATCACGGTCGTAAACATATAAGTGATTGGCAGATAGAATATATTGCTGAAACTGCCCAAGAATTAGGAATGAATATGCATTATGCATGGCAGTTTTTAGCCTTAGATGATACCAATACATTTTTGTTTCCTTTTGATGGCATGGTCTATGTTGACCGAGCATTGTTAAAAAGGATTATGGATACCCATGAAAAGCATATGATTTGGGAAGCAGAAAGATTAGAGCAGTTGGGTGTAGGTGGTATGTCAGCAGACTGGAGTGCTATGTGGGTTTGCTTTTGTGGACTTGAAGGTGAAGCAGATCAAGCCGAAGCCAATTGGATGGCATCATATTACATGGAACGTATGGCAGGCATTGTATCAGAAATTAAAGCAAGATTTAGTGGTGAGGTATACGTAGGAGAAGGGGTATTATGGAACGATAGTAGAGTCTTTAATGAAGTCGACGGAGTTTTACTTAGCCTGCCTAACATATTAAGCAAAGGCGAAGAACAAAATGCTACAGTCGAATTAATGGAAGAACGTATATCAAAGTATGTAAACGATCTATATAATAATTGGACTTGTAATACTCAACAACCATGTTGGGAATATACTACGTATGATCTTCCCCCAGTAATTTGGAATCTATTTGCACAAAGTCATAAAATGTTTTTAAGCACAGGTTGGAAAGAAGACGGCTTTTGCACTGAAGGCACATATGATGGTGTATCATATGAGGGTCGATGTATGCAATGGTTTATCCCAACAGATTTTTCAGCACAAGCAATTTTTATAGAAGGTATGCTTAGAGCAATTGATAAAGATCCTTGGTTCAATACAAAAGGAACTACTGCAAGTACCGCTTATTGGTTATCAGATACATTGATTCCCAGCAGTAAAGAAAGGCTTGATGATGGGATAGAGGGTTTCCCGAATATCTCTCAATCAGTAAGAGGCAAACCAGCAGAAAAAATTATTAAGGCCTGGTACACAGGAGAATATGAACAATACAATCCGGAGTATGAATAATGAGTATTTGGAATGAAGGTAGATATGCTACCAATATAAAATGGGTAGCACAGTTACTCTTTAATGGTGGAGTTGAAGAACTAGAAAAATGGTTAAACACACTAGATGAGCAACAGGATAAGGACGATATCGTTCTTATGTTAGCACAAATGACTCAACATTTGAGCAAGACAATTGAACCCAAAGTTGAGGGTGCTGAATACAAAGGTCCTGAGCCAGTTGAATCACCAACAATCCGTCAAAAACCGTTCTTGCGTATCGTTAGAGACGATGAAACTGAGTAAGTTATTGATATTATTACAGTAAAAAAGTGAAAATAATTGGATAAAAGGCTTGACTTTGGGCACAATTTTGCGTATAATATATGTATATTATGAACAATCAAGGAGAAGGAATGTACTTAATTATCGACAACACTAATCAAGCAATCCACAGAGAGCCTAACAAAAAGAGTTATGCCTCTACCCAGTACAAAACAGTAGGTGCCGCTAAAGCAGGCATTACCCGTACTGTAAAGTATTATCAAAAGGCTTATGATCAAGTTGCTGAATGCGTAGCAAATGGTGAGCCTGAGTATGCGGCTCCATTGCACAATGCATACCGTGATGCTACTGAGCCACAGTTTAATCTTACTCACAAGCAGTTTGCATCATCTTATACGATTGTTGCTGTCGAAGATTACGTTGAACCAATGATTACTAAGACTGGTATCTGTCCAGGCACTGGTAAAAAAATCACTGTAACTGAGGGAATCAATACTCCTCACTACATGTCTACACTTTCAGAATCATACTGGAGTGCATAAGGAATGAGAACTATGCGTAGAAACAAAATCGAATATTCAGCCAATGATGTTTGGGCCGCTTCTGCAAAAGCATACTTGCTTAACGGCAAGACTTATGTGAAGGCACATGAGGGTTCTGATAAGGTAAAATCCAACCGTGACATTATGTTGGAACTTCTGCAAAACAACCTTAAGGGTGTTGATGCTACTACCAAGAATCTTGGTGTTCAAGTTCGTCAACATTACAAAGCCTTGACATTTAAAATGTTGCAAGGTGGTTGGATGTCAGATTTTGATAAGTCTGCTATGGCATTAGCAGATAAAGACACGATCACCAATTCAAGTGATTTCGGTATGATCGCAAGTCTTCCAAAAGCATATGACCGTGCTATCATTAAAAAAGGTCAAGAGGACCGAATTGCTGAGGAGTCTAAGACTTCTACTGCTATCGGTAAAATCAAAGACAGATTAGAGTTAGACATTACTGTTCTTAGAACCATTCTGTCACACAGGTATAATTGTTACTTTATCACTGCTAAGACTAGCACTGGTAACGTAGTCTTTTTTGCCTCTTCTACTTTGCATCCAGCAGTAGACACTGAACTTAGAATTAAGGGCACAGTCAAAGGTCATCGTACTGACGATGATGGACTAGTGACCACCCAGTTGAATCGTGTTAAAGTAATGGAGGAAAAATGAAAAATCTAGTAATAGGCTTTGTCATAGGATACCTGGTTTGTACGTTTATGTACGGCGGAGCAGGTGCAGTTGGTGACGTTGTAAGTGCATCAGTTACCCAACTATCCGTATGGTGGGACCAAATAGTAGAAGCATTTAATCAACCTAGGGGTTGACATTCTTGCTGTTTGGATGTATAATAATAGAATAATATTTAGGAGAAGCATATGAGTGCAAGTTGGATACACAAACTTAACGAATCTAATTCAAAACTTCATAAACAAGATGTTTTGAAACAAGCATTAGAGGCAGCCACATTAGGCAGTGATAATGCAGATACGTTTCTAAAACTTGCAGGCATGTGCTACAATCCTTACGTTACATTTGGTGTGCGTAAGGTTCCTTCTAAGACTTCAACTACTACTGAAGTAATCGAAGATCCTGAGACAGGTCAACGACAAGTCTCAATTCAACGTCCTACTGAAGCAGAAGATAATTGTTTTGCTGAGGAGAATCCTTGGGAAGACTTTGTTGCATTACTAGAAGAACTGAAAGAACGTAAGTTAACTGGTAATGCCGCTATCGAAGCAGTAGAAGAAATGGCTGTGCGATTTACTGACGATGAATGGAACAACTTTTGTGCTCCAGTCATTCGCAGAGATTTACGTGCAGGATTTTCTGTTGCTACAATTAACAAAGTTTGCAAGAAAACTGACTACGAAGTACCAGTTTTCAAATGTCAACTTGCTACTAACTCAGAAGGTCGCCCTGAAATGTCAGGCACTAAAAGGCTGGAACCAAAATTAGATGGTGTCAGAGTTCTGATGGTAGTATCATTTGAGCCAGGCATGTATGATCACCCTGAGCCAATTGCAACATGTTATAGTCGTAACGGAAAAGTATTTGAGAACTTCACTCACATTGAAGCACAAGTAATTAGTAATGTAAGAAAAATAATTACCTTGTTAGGCAAGGAAATCGGCAATTGCAGAAATGGATTTGTGTTCGATGGTGAAGTAGTTGGTGCATCATTCAATGAATTGATGACACAAGCACGTAGAAAAACTGATGCTAAGGCTGATGATACAGTATTTCATGTATTCGATGTCATGCCACTAGCAGACTTTCAACGTGGGCATTGCAACGCACAATTTAGAAAACGTGTTACTGCAATGAATAACTTAGCACCCTTGTTTGCTGATCTTAGTTCACTAGAAACTATGTCGCACATCATTGTTGACTTAGACACTGATGAAGGTAAACAAGAACTTAAGACATACTCTAACGATATGGTCAATGCAGGATTTGAGGGCATTATGATCAAAGACTTAGAGGCTCCTTACGAATGTAAACGTAACCTCTTCTGGATGAAATGGAAGCCTACTATTACTGTAGACTTAGAAGTCATCGAATTAGAACAGGGCACTGGTCGTAATGAAGGTAGACTGGGTGCATTAGTTTGTCAAGGTACAGACGATGGCAAACTTATCAAAGTAAATGTTGGGTCTGGATTTTCAGACGAACAACGAGACGAGTTCTGGTCAGCATCTGATGATGTTATTGGCGAGACTGCTGAAGTATTATGTGATGCAGTATCTCAAAATCAGGATGGCTCGTATAGTTTACGATTCCCAAGATTCGTAAGATTTAGGGACGACAAATAAGGAAAATTATGAAAATTGAAATAGGTAAGCAATATCAAATATCTAACAAATTTAAAAAATCCTATATAGAAAAGGAATTTTTAAAAAACTATGACAACGGAGATGTTGTTGTAATTGAACAAGGATGGCGCTCTGGTAACTGGTTTGTTACTCCTCAGGATGCAGAAGAAGTTCAAATGTTAACAGAGGCTCAACAAGATGGATTCAATGATGAACTATGTGTCAATGATTTTATCGAAGCAGAAATGATAGATTCATGGGACGGTTGTTGGGACGACTGGGATTGGAGTGGTTACAAGTCAAAAGAAGGCGATGAACTTGAAGAATTCCAAGAAGAAGTATACGAAGAAGGAATGTTCTATTTGCTAGAAAATGGTTTTGATACTGATGATTGCGAATGCTACTTTCAAGGACAAATAGTAATAGTAGAGGGCGATTCCTCTTACAAAGAATAAAGGAGAATAATATGGCATTAGACAAAGAAAACGTAATTGTATCTGAATTTACTGATGATGAAGGGAATCTTCATACATTAGCAGATATGCTTCCAGCACAACCAGGTGATGAAGATTACATCAATGTTGACGAAGGTCAATGTTGCTGTGGTGAATATGACTGCAAGGATGAATATGTTCATTGGAGTTCAGGATACTAAAATGGCAAAAGTAATTGTAGCAACGATGTCTGAGTGGCACCAAGTAGAAAGAAAATATGCAGTGGAAATTGACATTGCATATCTTACGGATATGTTTCCGGATAAGTCTAAAGAAGAAATTCAACAATTGTTTGATGACCTCGAATCAGGTGTTGTACTTGTTGATGACCTAGAAGAAATGGGTTACGAAGAAAATGGTTATGATAAGTTTTACGGAATCGATTGGGACTACCTAGACGAAGACGATTGGTGGACGATGAGAAAAGGTGGATTTGATGTCACATATGATATGGAAGTAATTGAAAAAGATGACTGACCTCAATTACACTCCGGATCAATGGCCAGAGAATATCAAAAAGTTAAGACTGCATAAACTAATTGGTGCAAAATATACCTTTCCAGACGGTGATTATTTACAGGTTAGAGAAGTTAAACTTAGAGACAAGGGTATTGAAGGCAAAGGAGAAGACGGTATTGCACCTATGATTACATACCATATTCGACAAGGTCCTGGAATACCTAGACAACTTAACATGTTTTACCAAGAATTTATTGACACATATGGTCATTTGTTTGCTAAAGAACTTGGAAGAGAAAATAATACTAAATAACCATGCAAAATCTTACTAAATACTATGTACGATAATGCAGAGGAAAAATCTTATATGAAGACAAGTATCTTTATAGCCTGGCTTACTTTATTTACAGCACTTACTATCAGTGGTGTTGCCATTTATTATTCAGTGTCAGGTCTAGCCGCTATATTCTCAGCGGCAGTTATCCCTATTATAGTTATGGGAGGAGTTTTAGAAGTAAGCAAACTTGTTACAGCAGTTTGGTTACATAGATATTGGGGAATAGCCACGTGGTGGTTAAAGACTTACCTTAGTATTGCCGTATTGGTTTTAATGTT